TCACGCCGCTACCGGTTTCTGCCGGGGTGATGGAGTAGCCATCCACCGCCGGGGTGGTTTGCAGCTCTTGTCCCGCGCTCCAACCTTTCGTCGCCACCTCCGGGATTGTGCCTGTGATTTTCGGGAACGCAAGGAACACTCCGGTGTTCGCCGCTGCGTCCAGCTCTGCGCCGGTCGAGTAGCCCAGTTGGGCGGGCTTCCAGTATGTTCCGCAGTACGGAATACCGCACTCCGGCACTTTGTAAGCCATGCACTCCACCGTCACGCCAACGCCGATGCTGTGCCGCACCATGTAGCTGATCTGTTCAAGGTGAGCAGACAGGCGTTTGGTGTAGCCCAGCAAGTCCTCCATTTCCCGGATGGTGTGATACTGCGCCGCCGCTTCCGTAATGTTGACGTTCAGCCGCCAGAAACCCGGAGTGCCGCCGTAGTCGAACCACTCTTCTACCTCGGAATCAGGGTACACGGCACTTGCCTGTTCCCGGACGGCCTTGACCGTACCGGCGTACCGCTGAATCTCAATCGCCGTTCGGACGATTCTCCGTTTCGTTTCCACGTCGGCGGTGGAGTCGTACCACTCGATTTTGAGGTAAACGGCCATCTGATCCAGCACACCCTCGTCGCAGGTGTCCACTTCGGAGAACGTCATGCCGGTGTCGAGATATTCAAACATCCGGTCTTGCAATTCTCCGTAGACAGCGGACAGGACTTGCGCCCACGGCTGTTCTGCAACAATCCGCGGCAGGCCGTCCGTGATCCTTGCGTCCCGCAGGTTAATCATCCTCGATACCTCCGTAGATGATCGTCGGCGTTCCGCTCAGTTTCGGAATCTGCACAACGACTTTTCCCGAATCCATGCCGTTCTCGATCACCTTATCGACCGGCTGGCGCAGCTCCACTCGCTTCACGCCAGCGGCCCGCAGGCGGGCGATCAGCTCCATCGGGTTAATGTCCCGACCAATGGAACGCTGCCACTCCTGAAATTCCTCCACCGCTTTTGCCACGCTCTCCTGAACGACGCTTGCGCCTTTGGAATTTCCAGAGCCGATGTAATAGGTGAAGTCGATGGAATATTCCACCTCTTCCGGTGCTTTGCAGATTACGCGGTCTGTCATAGGGCGGCGGGCTTCGTTCATCAGATACGTTTGCATTTCGCTCATATCCTTTTCGCTCGGCATCTTGCCGCCGGTCAGCATGAAGAAAATGTACACCGTGCAGGCCACGTCCCGCGGGCTGACAGCGATTGCGCTCTCTACGTCCGACCGAAACGACATAGCCCAGAACTCGTAAGCGTCCTTTGGGCCAGCGCAGGAGTAGGTCGTGGGAGAAAGCCAGATTCTACGGGTCAGGCTGTCGTCGCTCTCCCCGTCGGCGCCGCCGCTGCTGGTGTCGGTGTTCTCCACCGCCGCCACATACGGAATGGCATCAACCAGTGTATCAACAACACCGGGCGGAATGTCGTTGCCGCCCGCGCCTACCACTTCGGCCTGTGCCAGCACATCCACATAGGTCTTGCCAATGTCGATCTGTGCATAGTCCATTGTGGCAAAATAAACACCCGCGGCAGTTCTGACGCGGGTTCCTTGCGGGATCATGGCAACGGTTTTCTGAACGGCAGACAGCGTAAAGCGAACCGTCACCGTTGCATAGGTTGCCGGGGTGCGCTTCACGCCAAACGGCAAGCCCATGTTGTCCAGCTCTGCGCCGGTCGCTGTTTTCAGCAGCGCACAGCGGGTGCGCTTCTCCGCAATCTGAATCATCATGTAGTACAGCTCCGTCATGCTTTTCAGGGTAAGCATAATCGGGTCTGCTTTGTTCAGGGGCGGGGCCGTACCGTTCACGGCCTTATAGTTCCGGGTATAGATTTCCGTCACCAGATTGCTTACATCCTGCAACGTAAGGTTTCCGGTAACGCTGTACTCCGGTATATCGGCAAACTCGGCAATGTTAGACAATCTGTACCACCACCTTTGGCCGGATGCGTCCTTGCTGACTGTGGCTCGTTTCATACTCCACTTCCAGCACTTCCGCCCGCGGCTCGTACTTCTTTGTTTTGCGAATGATCTCTGCCGTGAGCATCGCCTGTGCAGCTTCGGCGGGCAAACTCAAACATTCCATGTTCAAGCCAAACTCCCGGTCAAGGGCTTGTTCTCCCTCTTTGCTGCCATAGAGTGTCAGCAGACAGTTGTAAATATCCAGTTCTTCGGTTTTGCCAGACGGCTCAATCTCAACGTCGAAGCCGCCAAGCGTCATAGTTTCCATATCGTTGCTCACGGTGCGTATTCCTCCAACGTCAAAGTAACCTTACCGTCTTTCAGTCCCCAGAAACGATGCACCGCACCCCATCCCGTCGTCACCTTTGTCAACTTGAACGGATTCTGCGACATAGGTTTGTTGTTCAGGATGAAGTAGTCAATCGTTCCAGCTTCACAGTGCTTCATGAGTGCGTCAAAGATTTTGCGCGGGTTCACGCCCAGCTTTGAAACCAACTGGATTTCAAACTGGTACGACTTCAAACCCGGCCCCGTGTACTCGCTCTTGTCTTTGCCGCCGATTACACTGTGCGTGGCCCAGTTGCTTGATGTGCTCCCGGTGATATTGTCAGGTGTCAAGACGCGCCAACTTGATACCGTAAATATCAGTCCCGCATAGCATCCAATGCTTCCCCATGCCATAGGATCACCCCCTTACGGTGTCGGAGTTCCGGTTTCGCCAGCAACAACATACGGGCCAGCCGTGGCCGCACCAGAATGAGTGTGCTTGTGGTTTACCAGAGAAATGCCGTTGATCTTGCAATCGCCGGAGCCACCAGAGATATTCACGGTCGATCCCTTGATGTTCACCGTCGTTCCGTTGAAGTTCAGCGTAACGCCCTTGATCTCAACCGTTCCGTTCTGACACACCTTTACGGTGGAACTTCCCACCTTGAAAGTCATGTCACCCTTGACGGTGTACTCCATGTTCTTCCCAACGGTTTCTTTCACATTGCCGTCGATGGTTTCCGTGTAGTCGCCGGTGTCGCCGTCGTACTGCTCAAATGCTTTTCCCTGCTCGTCGTTGTAGTCGTGCCGGTAGCGGCCTTTCTTGCCCTCGACGGGCTTGTTGTCCTCATTCCAGATCGTGCCGATGCACGTTCCCATTTCCTGACTGTCGGAGTTGTGTAGGACGCAGACCAGCTTGCCTACGACCGGCATCCGGTACATGGCATTGGAAACCATGCAGATTTCATCCGTGACCGAATCGGCGCGATCCTCGTATGTAACCTCAATGGTTCCGTCCTCGTAGTTCACCTTGGACACAGAGCCAATTCGGATAACGCTGCTCATGCTGTTACCCTCCCACTCTGCTTGCAGAAACTTTCGTCACCAGACCGGAAGATTTGTTCAGCGTGTGGCTCACGGTGTCCATGTAATACTTCCCGTTCAGTTTCCCTAGTCCCTTTATATTGATGCACATGGTCGAACACAGACTCAGGTTTCCCATCGTCGAAAAAGAAATGGTCGTGGCCGAATGGTTCTTGTTGTCGATGGCCGCTTGAAGCTGCCTTTTTGCGTCCGCTTCGCTGGACGCATACTGGTTCAGTTTCAGCATCCTGTCGGCAGTACCGATTGTGACCTTGATGTTGACTTTCTTTTTTTGGTTCGAGTAGGTGAACTCTCCGCCGGTGTACGTCCCGGAAAGCGTTGTGTTCCAGCTCAAAGAGTTAGGCACAATGTCCGCCGGGGTAAAGGTTGCGACTGCATCCTTTTTCTTGTACTGCTCACGATCAAAAATCCAGATTTTGCTCCGGTAGGTTTTGAGGATCAGGCCATAGGTGCTGCAAAGTTTTTGCAGGAACGAACTATCCGTGTCGTCCTGCTCTTTCAGCGCAATGTCCACGTCCTCGGCATCCATGCTGCACCCCAGCCCGTACCGGTCGGCAATGGTCTGAGCGATGCGCTTGATGGAGGTCTTTTTCCAGACGCACTCTTGGTTTTTTTCGTGAAAGCTCGTTCCGTTCGGACGGGCCACCGCGCCGATGGTCAGCACACACGGCCCAGCGGAATAGCTGAGATCGTCCACCACCAGCGTCCCGCAGTCAAGCGGGGTGCTGTCACCCTGCACGATCCAGTTTTTCGTGCAGAGTGTCGGGTGTAGCACAGCTTCCTTATCCGGCAACCACGAGTTGATCCACTTATCATCCACCGCGTTTACCTTGATGGAAATGCTGTCGCTCGAATCTGCTCCCCGGTCGTTATAGGTGAAGCTCTCCACATCCCCGGAAATGTCCCCGGAAATATCGGTGTCGTTGTACTCCAATTTCAGGATCGTTTTTCTGGGCTGAATCGCAATCATATATATCACCACCTACCTTTTCCACGGCGGCAGGTTATCGTTTGCCGCCACCTCTTCTTCAATGTCCGGTGTGACTAGCTCAACGCCGGAATCGAATCTGTAAATCTCGATGTACTCCCGGTTTGCGGCCATCAGCACATCGGCTTTCAGCTCGTCACCGTAGACGGATTTCGCAATGCCGTCCCAAGTGTCGCCGCTCTTTGTCGTGTACGCCATCAGGCCACCCCCTTACGAAGCATATTTGACACGGCCCTGTTCACGCTCTTCTTCACGCATTTCCTGTTTGAACTCTTCAAACAGCTTCCGCATTTCACGTTCAAGCTCTTCCATGTTTGTCCCGCTGCCGACAGTGATGTGCGGCGAAAAGACAAACTGGGAATCCTTGATGCTGCTGGAACTTCCGCCGTCACCGCCGCCCGCGGCGCGGTAGGCACTGGACGGCATATCCGGCAGGGTTTTCTCGGTGTCCCTCTGTGGCAGCATATAGAGCGGTGTTCCGGTGTCGGTCAGAGTACCGTTTCCCCAGCTCGACAGCACCGTGCCGCCATTATAGGTCTTGGCCGCTTCGGTCAGCATAGAGGTGATCGTGCTGTCTCCGCCAAAATACTTGTTCAGTACCAGCGGGGCAACATCAGCGGCAATGCTGGTAGCCGCCAGAGCCAGAGAACCGTCACCGGCCAGCGAACACAATATTTAAGAATCTGTTTCCAAGGGGAATGTCTTGCATCGGCCAGTCGAGCCATGCCTAAAGCCATACCCAAAATCACACCCAAGGTGACGCAAATCACCGTAATTTGGATGGTCATCTTGGCGCCTTCTAAGAAGAGAGGCCAATATTCTGTAATTACTTCGTACCGAAATCCGCCCACGTTCGCTCCTTGGTATTAAAAATTCCCGAGATTTTATTTAAAAATTACCCGACCATGTAGATCGGGCAATTTCATTGGTTAGTTCCTGTTACTGAGGAAGTTTCGGTGCATCAGTGCCGAACCATTTGCGATAAATCTTGTTGTATTCACCGCTGGCAACAACCTTATCGAGACCGGCGTTGATTTTATCGATCAGCTTCTGATTGCCTTTCTTAACAGCAATACCGAAATACTGTTCTTCGAAGGCCGGATCACGGGTCATGTTGAAGTGCTTGTCGGGATTGTTGCGAGCGTAGAAAGCCAGAACACCGATATCACCGATTGCAGCGACGACACCGCCCTGATTCAGTTCTTCCAGAGCAAGCGGAGTGTTGTCAAAACGACGAATTCTTGTAGAGGCTTTGCCGAATGTCTTGGAAGCGGCAACGTCACCGGCAGAACCGCTCACAACAGCTACGCTGCCTTTGGAGAGGTCGGAAAGCTTGTTAATCTTGACGGACTTATCGGTCAGGATCAGCTGATGAGCCAGGAAGTAGGGCTTGGAGAAATCGACAACCTGTTTGCGCTTGTCGGTAATCGTAATGCCGGACATGATGATGTCGCGGTCACCTTTATCGACAGTCGCGAAAATGCCTTCCCACGGTGTGTTGATGAACTTAACGTCAAAACCTTCGGCCTTTGCGATGGCACGCATCAAATCAACGTCGAAACCGACAAGCTCTTTCTGCGGTGTTTCATATTCGAAGGGACGATAAGTCGCACCTGTTCCGACGACATACTCTTCAGCATTAATACCGGCGGAAGCAGTCAATGCGATTGCAGCGCATGCTGTCCAAAGCAGCTTTTTCATCAACATTTAATAGACTCCAATAGAAGAATTCGTCACCGCGTATACGTCGCGGCCATTCTGATCATCATGCCACAGTCAAACCCACATTGGGCCGCTTTTCAGCAGGAATAACGCAAACCCCTAGGTAAATCCATTAGACAGAAATCTGCGAGGGAGTCTCGGCAAGATCTTCAGACAAAAAATACGCTCAGCGGCTGCGGCACACCAAACCTCGTAGTCGCGTCTCCGGTTCGAGGAAGGAAAAATTAACGCTTAGGCCGTGTGATTACTTGCGGTCAGCAAGCTTTTTAAAGATCAACGGCATTGCTGCTTCATCAAGCGGGTTCATGTCGACTAGGTCAAGTTTTTCAACCATGCTCAGTATTGAAGTCTTGTACGTCAGGAAATGAGGCGTCTGCAAATGCGCGTGGTACGCTGCTTCATCCGCGTAAATTTCTAAAATTCGGATTTGGCCCGGGTTTCGCTTATCCTGCATCGGAAAAATCGCGATAACGCCAGGTTCATTGGCCACAGAATCTGCGCCGATCGTCCGCGCGCGTTCAAGATACTCATCGAGATTCGCAGGGTCCACTTGAATTTCAGCAATTCGAACAATCATCGATTTTCCTTTTCTGTCTCTCAGCAGAAGAGAGGCGGATACAAAAATCCGGTCTAACCGACCGGATAAAAAACTTATCTTCGTTCTCAAGCCGCTCTTCCGGGCACTTGAGAACTCGTACTTAGATTTTTAGAACACTTCGACGTTATCGATCAAACGTGTGGTGCCGATTTTTGCGGCTGCTAAAACGACTAACGGCGTTCTTTTAACCAGATCGTCTTTTGTCGGTGCGAGCAGATCGCTTCTGCGAACCACGGCGACATAATCAGGAATCCAGCCGTGACCGTCGAGCATCTTCATTGCTCTTTCTTCCAACACGTCCGGATCTGCCGCCTCGGCTTCCAGCGCATCTTTAACGCCTTTGACTGTCTT